TTTCGCCTGCTCACCGATCCGGGGAACATGCGGGGTGAGGCGTTCTCACTCCTCCGAAGCCTGGAGTATGAAGAAACGCCGGTCCCCCCAGACCAGTTCCTCGAAGACCCCTACTTTTTCGGGGAACTCGGCAAGGACCTCTATCCGTGGATCAAGAGGGACATTCCCCGGTTCTTTCAGGAGGGGTTCGAGCAGGCCGTTCTGACCGGGGCGCAGAGGACTGGAAAGGACACGTTCGCCCATTGCGCCCTTGCGTACCTGATCTACCTCATTCAGTGCATGCGCGAGCCGGCCACGAGCTACGGGCTCGCCAAGGGCAGTTCCATCTACATCGTCCTGATGAGCGCGACGCAGGACCTTGCGAAGGAGGTCGTGTTCAGCCAGCTCGTCGAGAAGATGCGGCAGTCCCCCTGGTTCGCAAAGCTGAAGCGGAAGGAACTCTCGGACGAGATCCGGTTCCCCAAGGGGTTGGTCATCAAGGGCGCGGAGTCGGCGGACACCGGCGTGGTCGGGCTCAACACGTGCGCCGTGGTGATCGACGAGGCGAATTTAGGGCGCAAGATTCGGGCGGTCCATGAGGCCCGGCAGGGGAAGGACCGCATGGAGACGATCTATCAGGCCATTCGGCGTCGCGTGAAGACCACGTTCTTCCGCCAGGGGATACCGCCGACCCTCCTCTTCGTCATCGGGTCGCGCAGGTACCCGTCCGACTTCGTTGACCGCCGGATCCAGCAGCTCGCCGGGGATGAGAAGGCGATGATCGTCGACATGCCCCTGTGGGAGGCGAAGGGCCGCGACAAGTTCAGCGAGAAGTCCTTCCGGGTCGTCATCGGGAACGAGACCGTCCCGTCCAAGGTACTCGCCGAGGGCGAGGCCGTCCCCTTGGGGATGAAGACGATCGACGTCCCTGATGATTTCAAGACGGACTTCGAGGGCGACTGCGACGGCGCCCTCCGGGACATCGGTGGCGTTTCCGTCAGGACCCTCGTCCCCTTCTTCGCCAACCAGGATCTCCTTCGTGGGGTCGTGGATGAGTCACGTAGCCACCCCTGCGACGTCGAAGTGTGGCGGGCCGGGACGGAAATGCGGGTGGATTGGGACAAGTTGGTCGTGGTCAGGGATGGCCGGGTGGTTCCCATCATGTCCCCGGAGAAGCCTCGGTACGTGGCCATCGACCTCGGTAGGGTGCGGAACCCGACCGGGTTCTGCGTCGGGTACGTCCGGGGCTACAAGACCGTGGAAAAGCCTGCGGCAGATGGGGCGGTCCACGCGGAAAACCTCCCGGTCTTCGTGGTCGAGTTCGCCCTTCGTATATCCCCGGAGCCTGGGATCGAGGTTAGGTTTTCGCAGATCAGGGACCTCATCTTCGAGTTCATCCAGAAGGGCATACCGATCAAGTACGCCGCTTTTGACCACTGGCAGAGTGATAATTTCGTGGAACTCCTCCGGGACCAAGGGATCGAGGCGACCCAGATCAAGACGGACATCAAGGCGTACGATGTCCTGAAGGCCGCCATCTACGAGGGGCGGGTCAAGTGCTACCCGTACAAGCCGCTGCTAGACGAACTGACAATGCTGGAGTATGATGCGAAACGGCGCAAGGTCGACACGTCTGCGGAGGACTTCGGCCCAGTCCATCACGATGTGGCGGATGCTGTCTGCCTCTTCGTGAATGGCGCCTCGCAGCAGTTCCGGGCGCTCGACTTCGAGCCGGTCCTGATGGAGGTCGACCTCGCCCAGCGGAGGGGTGCTGATTTGGAATATAGGCCGCTCGCCGAAGACGCGCTCCCGTTCGATGACCGGGCGGTCATCATGCCAGGGGTCTTCGGGGGGACTTCTGCGCAGCCCACACCGCCGCAGAAGCAAAAGGATGAGGGGGGAGGTTCGGGCTACGGCATCCTTACGGATAGCAAGGAGGCTGGCTGGGGCGGCCATCGGGAGGAGGCGGACCAGCGGTTCATGAACGCAGGGTCGCAGCCCGTCGTCCGCGTGGAAGTCCTCGCACAGGACTTCTGCCATCGGGCCAGGGTCGGGGAGTCTCAGGTCGTTTCGGCAGATGCCATCAAGGCGTTCCTCTTCGATCAGGGGGTGGGTGATCCGCGGTACTTCACGGCGGTCCGACGGCATATTGAGAACGTGCACGGCAAGACGGTGCGTTGAGGAGGGGGCCATGTCCGGAAGAATGCGGGAAGCGATCCGGTCCATCATGGGCGTGGTGCGCCCCGCGGGGGATGACCCCGAGCTCTTGGTCGAGGCGGCTGCGGATGCCCGGGCGCCCGCCATGGCCGGCCAGTTCGAAGAGAAGTTCATCCGTGTGCAGAAGGCGTGGAACCGGGCGTACCCCGAATTTGCCCGCGCGCGGGACATCGCCTACGATACGGCTGCGACCTATGGTCTGCGGCCGGGGCTGCCTAGCACGCCCAAGGGGGCCCGCAAGGAGGCCCCAGACGTCACACGGGAGCCGGTCGACTCGCTCGTTCAGTCTATCCGGTGGGTCTCCGATCGGTTCGCCGAGGAGTACGAGCGGGAGGTGGCGGGGAAGGCGGTGGCGATTCGGAACCTCGCCCGGGACCTCGCTTGGGCGGCCGAACGCGCCCGGAACCTCGATGACAAGCCCCTGAAGGAGGCCGGTAGGGCGCTCGTCCTGGCGTTCCTCCCGTTCAAGTCCTTCCTGACGAACCAGGTTTTCCGGTCGGTCGAGTCGGTCGTCCGTAGGTCGGAGGCCCTCGTGGACCGATTCAACCCGGAGGCGTCCCAGATGGGTCGTCCGCCGCGCGGCCGCGGGGGGAAGCGATCCGACGGGAAGCCCCTCGGGAGTCCCAAGGAGCTCGCCGATGCGGCCAAGGACATGATCGAGCACCTGGACACCTTCGTCCGGCTTTCATCCCCCACGGCAGGGGAGATCGGGAAGCTGGCACCGTTGGCGGATGGACTCGCCATGGAGCTCCCACAGGATCAGGCGGAGCCGCGCCCGAAGGGGCCGGAGCCCGAGGAACCCGCGGGGGACGACGAGCTCACGGAGGCGAAGGGGCGAAAGCGCCTCCTGCGGCGCCGGCGGAAGAAGGGCGAGGACTGGCCCGAAGTCCCCCGGCAGGCATCCCGGCGGTGGCTGGAGCTGTCGTGGTCCGATGACCCAGAGATCGGCGGTTTCTTCTAGCGTTGGGCCTGAGGGGGAGGAGGGGGCCATGGAGCGCAGGATGATCGAGAGCAAGGTCACGGACGTCGCGAAGGGGGACACCCTTTTCGCCAACTGGATTTGGAGCGTGGACAGCCTCCTCCAGGACACGGTGGCAACATCGGTCTTCGAGATCGAGGGCGCTGAGAAGATGCTCCAAAAGTGGTTCGATGATGCCCTGACCCCCATCGAGGCGTCGGAGCAGGCCCTCAAGTTGGCCGGCATCGACACGAAGATCCGGCTCCCTGGGGCGTCGGCCGGCGTGGCGGTGGAGCAGGGGCCGGCGGATGCCGACCTCGCCAAGGCACTTTCGGAATTGGACGCATCGGACATCGACCCGGCCACGGTCTGGGACTCCCTTGGACACCGGGAGCGTCGGGCTCTCGTCAGGATGGCCAAGCCGATGGCCGGGGCCGGGGCGCGAGGCCTGGAGTACCTGTCGTGGTCCGAGCTCCCCGACCTTGCGAGGGACATGCTCCACGCGAAGGTCATCGGCGAGGGCGGCGACCCCGCCCAGGACATCCGGACCGGCGTGGACCGGGAGGAGCTGGAGCGCCGACTGCAGGCGGCGTACCAGTCCATGGTCGGCCTCGAGGTCGAGGTCGGGGACGGTGCGGCGTATGTCACCATCAAGAGCCAGTCAGCCCCCGCGAAGGTCGAGAAGTGGGACCCGGACGTGATCTACGCCGTCGGAGAGTTCAAGTCCGTGTACCGTGTGCACGCCCGGCCGAGTCGGCGGCCCGACCCGGATGAGGACACCATGCGCGACCTGGACGCTGCGGCCGCCCAAGTCGCCCACGACAACAGGTATTGGGAGGACGCCCTCAAGCCGGTCATCGACGACTTGTTCAAGGGGAAGGCCGACTTTAGCGTGTCCGGTGCCTTCGACACGGTGGAAGTCGAGATCTACCCGAAGGGGATGGGCGAGGAGGCACTTCCCGCCAAGAAGAGCGAGTCTTCACGGGCGCACACGCCCAAGCGGTACAAGTGCCGGGAGTGCGGGCACGAGACGACGCAGACCACCAACCACTACGGGCCGACGTGGTCGTGGGGGCGGTCCAACGCGTGCCCGAAGTGCCCCCCGTACAAGAAGTATTCTGAGTTCGGCGGGAAGACCGTGTGGGACTGCGTGGACGAGCCCCCGTCCAACGGGGACCCTGCGCGGGTGTCCGAGGTCCGGGGCGATGCGGACATGTGGGTCATCGAGTACACCGACAGCGGCGCGCGTGAGACCGATATCATCGCCTACAAGAACCGGGCAGAGGCTTTGGATGCGGCATCTGAGTTCGTCCGGACTGCGGCGGAGGATGCCATCAAGGAAATCGAATCCTTTGAACGCAGTCAGGGGGACGACGAGGAGACCGAAGTCCTGAAGGAGATGCTGGCACACGTCAAGGCCGGCCGCAAGGAGGAGGCGGTCTTCGCTTGGCTAGACTACCAGCACGAGCGAAACACGGACCAGAAGATCGCCATTGGCCCCTCGGGCTCTGTGAGCGACAGCCCGTGGGACTTCCCCTCGGCTGCGAAGTCGGAGTCGGGCGAAGTCCCATCCGATGCGGCCCCGAAGGTGGTTCCACCGAAGCCCCGGGCGGGGGCGGCGATCTACGCTGCCGGCGGTTCGGGGGAGCTATCCAACCCGCACGACTCGGTCGACGAGGCCCTGCGGATGCTGGCAGAGGCCGATGCCCCGGCGGGCGACGACTGGACCGACCGGCTGCGGGAGCTCATGGTGGGGGGCTTCAAGGGGGCGACTGAGAAGGATAAGGGGTCGATCTGGGCCATGCTCTCCAAGCGGTTCTCATCGGGGATCCGCCACCTGCGGGACAAGGGGCTGTCGCCTGAGGCGGCCTACGACATCTTGAAGAAGGTTCCCATCGACGAGGCCGACATGGCCGCCGCGGGGCCCGCCAACGAGGCCCCAGATGACATGGGCGCCCGGATCGCGGCGGCGGTCGGCGAGGCCCTGAAGCCCCTCGAGGGGGACTCCGAGGAGGTGGTCGTCGACACGCAACCGTCGCGCGACCCGCAGGAGGACGCGGACTACGAGTTCCAGGTCCACATCGGGGCCATGAAGAATTCCCCGAAGCCGGCGGCGGGGCTGGGTACGGGTGGCGGGTCCGTCGTCGCGGAGTTCGAGATGGAGCAGTACGCGGAGGGCGACCCCCACCGGAGCAAGCGCGCCGGAGGGGACCCAGACGCCGACGACCCAAAGGCAGATGCGTACGATGCGATGGCGGACGATGCCTTTTCTGCGCTCCGGGGCCGGTTCTCCGAGAAGGCCAAGGGCCTCATCGGCGACGCCATCGAGGTGGCATCCGGCGGGGCCATGGTGTTCGATGACATCGACTTCGACGTGGCGCAGGAGCGTGGAGCGGAGAAGGCCACGGCGAAGGTGCACGTCTACTACGCCCCCGCGAAGGGGGCCGGCGGGGACCAGGCAGGGGATCCTTCGAGGTAGCGAATGGGCATCATCCAGGAAGTCCAGAACCAAGGGTTCGTCTCTGCCGTCCGGGACCGTCTCCGCAAGGTGTGGGGGCGGGAGCGGCAGGAGATCGAGAAGGCCATGGAGCTGGCCCACGGGGTCGCGCACCCCATGGGCTTCGACGTGTTTTCGGTCTACGGGCGGTACGGCATGGAGCCGCTCATGGACTATCTGCGCGTCGAGCAGGAGCTCATCACGCGGTACATGGACTATAGCGAAATGGAATCGGCGGTGTTAAGTACAAAGGTGCAAACGACTTGCGGCGAAATGACGATTGGGGAACTCAAGGAGCGGTGTGAAAGCGACCCCAAATTTGTGCCGTTTGTTCTCAGTTATGATCATCAGAACCGAGAGATTGTTTCGTCTCGGTGTTTCAAGCCTATCCGAACGGGTGAAAAGAAGCCCGTGTACAGGATCAAGTTGGATACCGGGCGGGAGCTAGTTTTCACCGCCGACCACCTTTTCATGCTCCGCACGGGGGAGTATAGGAAGGTCAAGGACCTCAAGCCCGGTGATAGCTTGATGCCGTGTAAGATCAAGACCCACTTCGGTTGGTGGTACGTTTACCAGCCCGAACAAAAGTCTCCGAGTGGGGCGCACCGAATCAGTCCCGTGCATCGCCTTCTGATGGAAGCGATCGTCGGGAAGAAGATCCCGAAGACGTACGACATTCACCATAGGAACAGAAGGAAGAAGGACAACAGACCCGAAAATTTGGAGATCAAGTTCAAGGACAGGCATCTTGCGGAACATGGGATCGAAGCATCCAAGGACCCCAAGCTCAACGCCGACCGGGCCAAGGCCGTCGCGAAGGTCTGGAAGGCTGGGGATTACAAGAGCGTCCTGAGCAAGAAGCACCGGGACCGCTTCATCGCGACGTGCTTCAGGAACTCGGAGTCATTCGACGAGTGGAAGCGGCGCGTCTCGAACTATCGGTCGAAGGGGCTCCTGTCCGCAGACCACCGCGGGAGGATCGCCGGGGGCAGGTCCCGCAGATGGGACTCTGTCCTGACGGGAGATGTCCTTGAGAAACTTCTCCGGATGCACGGATCGATCAACGACCTGTGCAAGTTCCTCGGCTGCACCCAAAGGGTCCTCGACCGTCGAATCATCGAGCACGGGCTGTCCAAGAACATCGTTGGGACGTCCGCCCCCGACGTGGCGTTCCTCGTGTCCATCAGGGCGCGGGCGGACGCTGTCCGGATCACCAAGGAGGCGGCGGAGGCCGCCATCCGGGGTTGCGAGACGCGGACGGAGGTCCTCGCCCGGCTCGGCATCTCCTGGAAGACGTTCTACCGGCTTGTCGAGCGTCATGGTCTGAACACCCTAGGGCTGGACGTGGCCTGCAGGGAGTCGCGGAAGCGGCGGCTGTCCGACACCCAGTACGCGCGAACGAAGGCGAGGATTTCCAAGGAGAGTCTGGTCGATCTGCTCCGAAGCACCAACGGCATCGCGGAGGTCCGGGACACGCTCGGTATTCGCCGCAAGACCCTTGATCGTTTGATTTCCGACTACGGGATCGACCTCGGCGAATACCGCCCTGAGTGGCGTCGGCGCTGGCGGGAGGGGATCTCGAACACCATGCGGGCCGTCCGGTCCAAGGTGTTCAACGCCAAGGTCGTGTCGGTCGAATTCTCGGGGCATGAGGACACCTACGACATCCCCGTCCCGAAGTACCACAACTTCGCGGCGGAGGGCGTCTTCGTCCATAATAGTTATCCGGAATTGTGCCTCGTCGGCGACACCATGATCGACACGCAGGGGGGCTTCATCAGCCTCAAGGACCTCGCGGCCAAAGGGAAGGACGTCGAACTGCCCGCCTTCGACTTGGAGTACGGTGTCTTCGTCATCGCCAAGGGCACCAAGCCCCGCCTGACCGCGAAAAACGCCGACGTGTGGCGTGTCGACCTCGAGGGGGGTAGGTCCCTCCGTGGGACCCCGAGCCACAAGTTCCTGATGTGGGACAATTCCTGGAAGATGCTGCAGGACCTCAAGCCGGGGGACCTGGTGAGGGGCACCAGCATCGAGACCCCGGTGAAGGTCCTGTCCGCAAAGGCGGACGGCAAGGCGGACGTGTACGACCTCACGACACCGACGTACGCGAACTTCGTCGCCAACGGGGTGGTTGTCCATAACTCAGCGTCACTCGATATTTACGCTGACGAAGCTACCCAATTTGATGTGATTTCCGGCCGCACCGTCTGGGTCGAGTCCGACGACGCCAACATCAAGAAGCTCCTTCAGACCCTCTTGGACTCCAACCTGCAGATCGATGAGGACATCTGGTCGATCGCCCGGTCCCTGTGCAAGTTCGGGAACACGTGGGAGGAGCTACTCTGCACGCAGGACGGCGTGATCGGGCTGAACGCGCTGCCGCAGGAGACCATCCGCCGGTACGAGAAGGGCAAGGGCATGCTGGTCGGGTTCGCTCAGGACCCCAAGGGCACCTTCGGCGTGACGGTCGACGACGTCGACTTGGTCCTGAAGGGGCAGGCGCAGCCCCCGCCCGGCATTACCATGTTCGAGCCGTGGCAGGTCGCCCACTTCCGCCTGGTCAGCCGCACGCGGCAGTCGGTGTATGGCTGGTCGGTCCTGGAGGCCGCCCGGTGGATCTGGCGGCGGCTGCTCCTTCTCGAGGACGCGGCCCTCATCTACCGCCTGACCCGGACGCCGATGCGCTGGATCTTCTACATCGACACGGGCAAGCTCCCGCCGAACCAGGCCCTCGGCCACATCCGGCGGATCAAGAACGAGTTCACGAAGAACAAGTTCGTCAACGAGCGGGGCACCCTGGACCTCAGATATAACCCCCTGTCCTGTCTCGCTCTCGACACGCGGATCCCCCTGCTCGATGGGCGCACTCTCCCGCTGTCGGAGATCATCCGCGAGCATGAGGCCGGCAAGGAGCATTGGGTCTACTCGCACGATCCCGAGACCGGGCTAGTCAAGCCGGGCCGGGTCCATCGGGCCGAGGTCACGCGGAAGAACGCCCGGATGGTTGAGGTGGCCTTCGACAATGGCCGGAAGATCCGGTGCACGCCGGACCATCGGTTCTATCTGCGGAACGGCCTCCAGAAGGAGGCGCAGGATCTCAATGCGGGCGACTCGCTCGCCCCGCTTTACCGATATTATTGCGGGAAGACGGAGAAGAACCAGCACGAGTACGTCGTCCACCTGGACCGGAAGAACCACAAGGAGTCCACGCATTGGATGGCGGCCGCGGCCGCCCATGGGTGGTCCCGGAAGGAGGGGTTCGTCGTCCACCACAAGGACAGGAACCCCCTGAACAACGACCCATCCAACTTGGTCCACATTTCCGAAGATCACCACCTCCGGCTCCACCTCGAGGACCTCCCCCGGACGATCCACACCCCGGAGGCGAAGGCGAAGTCCGCCGCGTCGCGCCGGGCCATGTGGTCCGATCCTACCCGGGTCCCGGAACTCCGAAAGCGGTTCCGTGCGGCGACCTTGAAGGTCCGCCGGGAGAACCCGGCATTGGCCCATCACATCGCGGAGTGCGGGCGACAGTCCCTGATCGCCTACAACAGGAGCGACGAGCACCGGCGGCAGGTCTCGGAGGCGAACCGGACCGAGCGGCGTTGGGCGCATGCGCAGCAGTTCATCGACCGGGACAAGCAGCGCGAGGCCGCGCGGAAGTCCATGTCCGACGGGGTCCGGAAGGCCTGGCAGGACCCGGCGTACAGGCAGAGGAAGTCGGAGCAGGTCCGGCGCGACCAGACCGAATGGTGGGCCGCCTACCGCGACTGGAAGTTGTCCAACCCCGAGGGGACTCCCGCGATGTTCCGGGAGGTCTTCGGCTCGATGGGGAAGAAGTTCGTCTACCTCAACCACAAGGTGGTCAGCGTTGCGTTCCTCGAAGACCGGGAGGACACGGGCTGCATCAACGTCCCTGAGTGGCACAACTTCGCCACCGCGGCCGGCGTCTTCGTGGCGAACTCGGACGAAAATATGTTCGTGCCCGTCGTGGATGGCAAGCGCACCACCGAGGTCGACCTCATGGCGGCCCCGGAGTGGCAGGTCATGGACGACCTCAACTACTTCCGGGAGAAGCTGTTCTCGGCGATCAAGATCCCCAAGGCGTACCTCGCGGCCGAGGACGCTTCGCGCGCGAAATTGCTCAGTCTCGAGGACGTGAGATTTGCCAGGACCATCATGCGGGTCCAGCGGGAACTCCGGGTCGGGATCCGGAAGATTTGCAAGGTCCACCTGGCGGCCCTGGGGATCGACCCGGAGAAGGTGAGCTTCGACATCTTCATGACCAACCCGTCGTGGGCCTATGAACTGGCGCAGATCGAGGTGCGCAACGCCAAGGCCGAGTTCGCCGACAGGGTTTCGAAGTACTTGTCCGATGCGGCCGTCATGCGCATGGTGTTTGGATTCTCCGACGAGGAGGTCGATGCCATGAAGGCCGAGAAGTCTGCCGAAGCCGCCGAAGCCGCCGGGATCGCGGGGGCGGGCGGCGAAGCCCCGGTCCGCCGTAGCCATCGGAAGGGTTCGTCCCCGATGGACTTGCCAGGCGCCGCCGTGTTCCCTGGGGAGGCCAAGGAAGGGTCCGACAGGGAGGCCCGTATGCTCCGGGAGAAGGTCGACAAGCTCATCGGAACGGACAAGTCCTTGGCCACCCGGCTCACGGAAGTAAAAAAGAGCGTCGATGACATCCGCGCCAACCTGATGTACCAGACTTCCCACGGGGCCCACAGGGCCGTCCGCCACCTCGGCGGCGGCGAGGCCCGTCGGCCATCCTAGCCCGCCTTCCGCCTGTCTGGCACCCGGGTGCCGGCCGCTGTTGCATAAAGCGATGACCATCGCAAAATGCAACACGCTACCCGTTGTACCCCACCCCAAAATAATCTGTATTGACAGTATAAAGGACGAAGTGTAAAAAACGGGTCATAACGTGTGATCCGTAAAGGATGCCCCATGCCGAATACGGGAATCCCCGACAAGGTTAAGGGCGACCCCGAGACTTCGTACACTTCGCCCGGAAGCACGTTCGAGCGCTACTTCCAGGGCACGGTTGAGCCGCCCCGTCCCGCGGAACGCCAGGCAGAGACCCCGACTCCGGTCCCGGACCGCGTCCCTGGCGAAGACCAGACTTCCTACACGAATCCCGGAAAGTCTATCCCAGATTCCCCCATCGGATCGTCCGTCGCTGGGGCGACCACCACCGCGATCGCCGATGGCATCGGGTTCGTCAACGCCGCCGTTCTCCTTTCCGACCACCTCGGCTTCCTTTCATTCGAGGAGGCCGCGGTCGCCCTGTTGGCGGCCAAGGCGGGGGCGAAGGACTTCGACCTCGGCGCGCTCCACGGGATCGGGTCTACCGGCAAAATGGCCGAAGCCCTCGGCCGCATCCTCCCAGAGATCCGAGAAGCCGCGGGCGCGTCCTTGGAAGCCCGGCTCCGACGGGTCGCCGCAGCCATCCGGGAGTCCCGGAGGTCTTTCGGCGGGGATGATGTCACGGCGGTTCCCGTCGCGACGCTCGACCACCACGTGGTCGTGGCGAACACCGGGGGCGGCGTATTCAGGGCGGTCTACGAGGACGATGGGCGCCGGGCCCGGATCATCAAGGTCGAATCCATGGCGGCCCCGGCCAAGCCGAAGGCCGGCGTCGTCCGGCAGATCACGGATGCAGTCACCGCCCTCCTGGAAGGCAAGAAGGAGAAGGCGAAGGTCCACCTCAAGGACCTCCTGGCCCAGTCGGCTGGCGACGGCGCCCTGGAGTTCACCAAGGCCCGCCACCAGAACCTGCTCGCCTGCCTGAAGTCTGAGTCCTTCTGGCGCAACCACGTGCGAACCAACGCTTCCCGCATCCGCACCTTCGTCCGGGGCGACCTCGACGAGGTCTACCGCTCCGGCGTCAAGGCCCGGTTCCAAAAGGCGCAGGAGGAGTCGGACGAAAAGGCCGCTGGTGCGTACCGCGAGCCCGTCCGGAAGGCCCTCCAGTACGTCCTCGCCAAGGTGACCCAGATGCGCGAGGATGTCGAGGGTGCCCACAACCGGGACCGGTGGCTGGTCGGAAGCCTCCACATATATGACCGGCAGCGCGGGATGGAAATGGCCCAGTTCCTGAACCGGTTCATCGGGGACCTGGTCGAGACCTTGGACACGTTGGAAGTCGGGATCCGGGCGACCTTGTCCGAGGGGGACCTCCGGTTCCAGGCGTCGTTCCACGATGCCCTTGCGGAGGCATACCCCGACATCGCCCTCGGGTATCTCTTCGCCCGGAAGGCCCTGGGCGAGATCAAGGCAGGCGTCACGGATTGAGGAGGACGACGCGATGGGTTACGGACCAGTTCGGCCGCTGCATGAGACGCTTCGGACCATCGGGCTCGCACCCGCCCGCGCCGCGCAGGACGACACCGCCGGCCGCCGCAAGGCGCTCGAGGAGTCTCGGCGCGATCGGCTCCGCCAGCGCGAGGTCGAGTCTGCCAAGTCCAACCTGAAGGCCCCCGCCGCCAGGGAGAGCGATTCCCGGAAGCGCATCCGGATGATGCTCGAGGAGATCGAGGGCCTGACCGCAGCGGCGGCGAAGCCTGCGGTGGCTTCGGCGCCCAAGGGCTCCGGGCCGGTCGTCCACATGGTGTCGATCTGCGCCAAGGCCGAGGCCAAGTTGGTCGAGGGCAAGGCCAAGTCCAAAGGTGCTGGTAAGGCGAAGGACGTCTTCAAGGCCATCCGCCTGGAGGCGGAGAAGCTCCTCGGCAAGAGCATGGCCGAAGACAGCGTCCGGACCGGCTACATCGGCCTGGCCCGCCACTTGGTCGGGGCCCTCGGGCTCGTCCGGGAGGATTGGGAGTCGATGGGAGTGAACCCTTCGGTGTACCGGGTCCTGGCCCGCTCAGTGATCGCAGAAGACGGCGAGGAACCCACGGCCCCGGCGAAGCCCGAGGAGCCCGCGGCCGATGTCCCGGCGGTGCCCGCCGCCGCGACCGACGAGGAAGACGAGATCAAGCAGGCACTCGGCGCCCTGAAGAAGGCCGTTGAGTCCAAGGATTACGATGCAGCCCTCTCGGCTGCAACCATGGTTGCCGAAAAGCTCCGGTGTTCGCGCAAGGGGTAGCACGATGACGACGGCGGTCGCCGAAGCACGTAAGGTCAGGGTCCTGGTCGACACGACGGGGTCGGTCGGCCAGGGTGGACACGTCATCGTCGAGACCAGGGAGGGCGGGAAGGTCGTCCTGAAGGGCGAATTTGCGAAGGCCGAGACCGTCACGGCCAACAACCGAATGTACCCCCGGGAAGTGCTCGTCCGCGAAGTGAACAGGCTCCAGAAGGAGGCGCAGGGCAGGAAGCTCTTCGGGGAGCTCGACCACCCGGCCGACGGTCGGACCCAGTTCCAGCGGGTCTCCCACATTATCCGGGATGTCCGGCTGGAGTCGGATGGGCGCGTGCTCGGGGAGATGGAGGTCATCGAGACCGCCAAGGGTAAGGACCTGAAGGCAATCATCGAGGCGGGCGGGGCCATCGGGGTCTCGTCGCGCGGGACCGGGACGACCTCAAAGCGGGCCGACGGCGTCGAAGTAGTGAACGAGGACTACAACCTCATCACCTTCGATGTGGTCGCCGACCCGGCCCATGCGGGGTCCTACCCGGAAGTGTTCTTCGAGCACACGGAGGCCAGGAACCTCGGGAGGGTTGACATGCCTGAAGAGACCGCAGGGCTGGATGAGCTCGTCGCCAGGGACCCCAAGATCGCCGCGCAGGTGGCTGCCCGCGTGAAGGCCGCCGAGGAGAGGGCCGCATCTGAGGCCCGTGAGTCATCGCGGACGGAGGACCGGGAGTCACTTCGTTCCTCGATGGAGAAGGAGATGTTGGACCAGATCGCGATGCTCCGCAAGGAGGTCGAGGCCGAGGTCCGCGAGGATGTGATGACCGACCCGAAGGTGGCCGACGCGAAGAAGCGCCTGGAAGCCATCCGCGCCGTGGTCGGTCAGTCCGCCGCCGACGCCACCGCCCCGCGCGAGGACGTCGAACGGCTCCAGAAGACGCTGTCCGAGCGAGAGGCCCGGATTGCATCGCTGGAAAAGCAGTCGGGCGAGTGCCGCAGTTCCGGCGAACGGCTCCGCAAGGTCGCCAAGCAGTCGGCGTACGAACTCTACATGGAGCGCGTGCTTGCGGGGAACCCCGCAGCCGAGGAGATCCGCAAGCTGGCCGACCAGTCCGTCCGGCTGCTCGAGGACGATGCCAAGACCATTCAGCGCAAGGTGGGCGAAGCCATCGCGACCTGGGCCAAGATCACCGGGCGAGGCGCTGAGAAGGACCGACGGGTGAAGGAGATCACCGAGCAGCTCCGCGCTGAGATCAAGAAGGACCACGAGGCGCTGGAGACCCGGATCAAGGCTCTCGAGGGCGAGAACACGAACCTGAAGAAGGTTTCTGAGAAGAGTCTCGCCGTGGCTCAGGAGTTGGCCCTGGAGTCCGCACGGTACCGGGCGGTCGAGGAATTGGCCGGCACAAGCCCGGCCCGCCACAAGATCCGCCGGATGGTGGAGTCCGCAAACCCGCGGACGGAGGGGGAGATCCGGCGTTTCGTGGAGGAAGCTACGAAGGGGGAGGGGCATGACAGCGCCCTCTTGGAGAGCGTTCGGCGGTCGGTTGCCCGGGGGACGCGCCCGACGACCGATGATGCGGGGTTGCCCGTCCGGCAGCCCATCGAAGAGTCGACCAAGCGCCCGGCCATGCTTCACGGGGTGTCCTTGGATCAGATCCGGAGGCTGAGCGGCATCAAGGCGTGAATGGCGGGTGCGGGTAGCACCCGTCCTAGGTTTCGTTGGATTTTTTCATCGGGCCAAGATAGGAGGAGGGGTAACCATGCGGCTGACGGAAGACACGAATCGGCACCTGTCGGATGTGGCCTCGGTGGCGAATGACCACTTCATGAAGCCCATCATCAGGAAGTGGGATCAGGCCGGCCTCCTGACGGGCATCCCGGACGAGTACCGCCGCCGGGTCACGGCCCTCCTCCTGGAGAACCAGGCGCAGGACCTCGAGCGGATGGACGAGGAGACCCGGGCCTTCATGGTCGGGCCGTACACCAAGTTCATCTTCCCGACCGTGCGGCGTGCGTGGCCGCAGCTGCTGGCCTACAACGTGGTCAGCATCCAGCCCATGACGGCGCCCGTGGGGGCGATCTTCTTCTGGCGGTACCGCTACGGGACCAACAAGGGCCCGACGGTCGCCGGCACGGAGATGATCGCGAACTTCGACCGGAACTACTCGTCCGAGGACATCATCGGCGAGTTCGTCGTCCTTGCGGCGGGCGTGGGCCCCTTCGGCAAGACCTTGGACTTCAAGCCGGTCAAGCCCAGCACGACCCGCGTGTTCGTCGGCCCGAACCTGGTCGCCGTCGACCAGAACGGGACGTTCGTGGCGGTCCCCGGCGGACCGGCCGTCGTGGGCGGCACGATCGCCTACAACACCGGCGTGATCGCCGGCCTGACCTTCGGCGTTCCGCAGGCGGGCGACGTGACGGTGTCGTACCGGTACGACTCCGAGCTCAACCCGAACATCTCTCAGGTCAACATCGACGTGCAGCGGATCCCGATCGAGGCCGAGACCCGCAAGCTGAAGAGCCTGTGGTCCGCGGAGTCCGCCGAGGACCTCCGGGCCCTGCACGGCGGCGACATCGAGGCCGAGCTCGTGGCGGGCATCGCCAACGAGATCTCGCTCGAGGTTGACCGTTCGATCCTCGCCGACCTCCTGCTGGCGGCCGAGACGCCGGGCATCGAGGGGAACCCGTTCCCCCCGAGCACGACGATCTTCGACGCGCAGCCCCCGGCCGGCGTGGCGGCCCGCGACCACCTGTGGGGCCTCACCATGGCCTTCAACAAGGTGGCCAACGACATCCACAAGAAGACCCAGCGCGGCCCCGCCAACTGGGCGGT